CCACCGGTTACGAATCCCCTTCGGGTTCCTCCCGGAGAATATACTTCCTCGCTCTTGTCGTCCGACTTCGAAGCGATTCGCAGCACCTTTGCGGCATACTGCAGGGTAGACACACCCAAATACCCGCCATCCGTAGACAGATTGCGGAGGTGGATCATCTCGTCCGCCTCGAACGTGCCGAACACACGGTTCACCATGTCGCTCACTATGTACCGGTTATACAACTTGTCGTATGTGCAGGTGTTCGGACTCAGCAATACCAGTCTTCCCAAATCGCCGTTCGTTCGCCATTCTGGATAGATGTATGCGTTTCCTTGGTTTAGTATCTGGACAACGGCATTACGGATAAGGTCGAAAGATGTCTGCCGTTCGTTCGGCTTCAAGGCCAACAGGCTGGCCAGTCTTCCAGTATCCTCCGTCTTCCAGTAGCTTCCGTCCACTTTTTTCTTAATCTGGAGTGGGAGTGAGGCAACCGTTCCAGACACGATGGACGTACAGCGATATACGGCTGCCAGTTTCATTGCCATTTCCGGACTTACCTCATACGAGCTTCCAGCTATCACCTGTACGTCATTGTTTCCATACCATGTTGTTATATTCCCTTCACCGATACTGCGTACCTGCTTTTTCCCGGTCAACACGCTCCAGGCGTCTCTAAATTTTCCCATAACGCTATTCATTAATCAGTTCACACTTAATATCCCAGCTCATGTTCTTCCGGTTTCGGTCGATTGAAAGAATACGATAATTCTCGCCTCCCCACGCCAGCCTCATGTTACGTGTAATGCCAGGTCTGTATCGGATGGATACGTTCTTTATTGCAGTGAACACTGCTTCCCGGTTCTCTTCCTTCAGGTCTCCGCTCTTGTCTTGTATTCTCGCACGTGTACGGAGTATAGTTTCCCATTTCCGCGTCTCGCCTCCCAGCTGGTCCCGTTCCACGGTCTCCTGCTGTATCTCTACCCAGTCTCTTAATAATCCTGCCTGCATGGTTATGAAAGTTTACGCCGTTGAATAAGAAGGAAAGTAAGTCCGTAAGGAATCTCGGATGAAGCAGCGAAAGCTGCCGGCTCCCTGTTTGCATAGAATCCACCTGCCAGAATCCGCACGGCCATCTTCAAGTCTGACGGGAGATTTCCGTCATCATCCGCCAAATTGGAAAGCGGCTGCTGGATATACAATTCTATAGCAGACTCAGCCGCTTCTATAAGGTCAGTGAGGTACTGGTCATCCTCATCATAATCAATGTTAAGGTGTCTCTTTAAATCATCTACGGATATGTACATAAGCCTTTTTACTTTACGCACATATCCCGTATTTTGGTAGCACTTTATCGAATCGGACGCTCGAAATTATTGAACTGGTAGAAGGTCATGATGGCCGTTATCACCCCGTCGATTTTCCGATTGTCAGAAATCTTGATAGGTTTCTTGTTGTCGTTCCGGTCCGTGTCCAGTACCGCGTTTCCGAAGCAGTACCAGTTTATCGGATTGTCGTTGAATGATACTTTACCTGTACGTAGCGCATACTCGAATGACTCTACAGGAGAGTTGAACGCTCCGTAGTTCTGCGGCACCGCACGCAGCACGTCACGGAATCCGGATGCGGCCAGCATGTTGACGCACTCCGCCGACTATGCGGAGCGTACGGCTTCTCTCCAGTATATCCTGCACGATCATCCGGTAATCTATCACATCTCCCTTGCACAGTTTAAGATATCCGCTTGCTACCCACTGGCTGTACAGCTCCCTGTTCGGATGATTTTTAAGTGCCCCTTCCGGGAAATAGTAGTCCGTATGAATGTGGAAGGAGCGAAGTGTATCGCTGTACAGATTGTACGATACCGCGGAAAAGTCGTCGTGTACGGAGAGGTCCATCGACACCATCGTCATCGGGCCACCCACAACCTTGTCAAGGTCTACATTGCGCTTGCACGCCATAGCCTCATCCGCGGTTATCCATGCCTTCGCGTCATCCATTACGAAGATGTTCAGCAACTTGGTGCGGAAAGCCTTCATGTCCTCATAGCTTCGAAGGGCTTCCCTGTACTTGTGCTCATAATAGTCTGTCTGTATAGTTACCCCCCAGTGAGGTTGTACTTTCTTCCACGTGTCTTCGCTTCTCTCGTCGTCGTCGATGTCCGGCTCAAAGATATGTGCGAACACACTGTCATCCTCCAGCTTTCCTTCCAGAATGTCCTTGTAACCTTGCAACTCCGCATAGAAAGGCCCGTTCAACTTCTCCGATGCGGTGGTGATAATGACTGTAAGCGGATTGACACGTGCGCCCATGGAGGAGGTAAGCACGTTCTTCAGTTCCGCGCTGTCTGCCTGTGAGTATTCGTCAAGGATAACCAGTGAGGCGTTGAGCCCATCCAGCTTGTCAGCATCCGATGCCAGACACCTGGCGAAACTGCTGCGCCCCGGCATGAGGTTGTACACCTTTTCCCGGTTAATCTTGAAACGCCTCATCTTTGGGTCCATGTTTTTCAGGATTCCCTTAATTTCCTTGAAGCATATCTGCGCTTGTTCGTAGCTGTTGGCCGCCACATACGCCTGTGCGTTCGCATCGCCGAACAGCAGATCGTCGATGGCCAGTGCCGCAACTGATGTTGTCTTGCTGTACTTTCTCGGAACAAAGAGCAATGCTGTACGGCACAAGCGTTTTTCCCTCGTCCGGTAGAATCCGAGGATGGAGGCGAACTGAAACACCTGGATAGGCGTTAGCTTATATCGTGTCACACCTGTCATCCCGTTAAATCGAAGCGACTCGTACACCACGATGAACCGACGGACGGCTGATGGACGGAACTCGTAGGTATCGAGCAGATGAAAGAATCGGAGCAGGGCCAGCAGTTCATACAGGTTATGCTTTTCCGGACAGCTACGCACGCTTTCTATGTAGTCTCTCAACCGAAGATCTGTCTTGTCAAGCGCTGGGTATCCGTCCAGATCAATACATTCCAGCTTATTCGCCGTATCCCTTTTCAAGTCTCTTAACCTCTGCTTCTCCTGCTCGTCGAGTATCATTCCTCCTCCTTTCGGGCTCTGTCCAGCATGTCTTCCAGCGGGTCGTTGTCTCCAGTAGATAGCGTTCCAAGTGTCAGTCCCAACTCACGAAGCGAACGTCTTACCATTTCCTGTGCATCCTTCAATACTTTGAAGGCAGGGTGGGGAACCAATTTCTCATTTCCCTCCCGTGTGATTTCCGTCAGGAAGGTGCAAGTAAGGCTTTCGATGTCCCTCTGTGCAAGCAGGAATGCATAGTAAGAACCTGCGGCCATGGAGATACATGTTTCGAGATCTTTGGAATAGGTGTTCTGGTTCTTCAGGGCTTTCCTGATTCTGCTTTTGATGTTTGTAATTTTTTCCATATCCAACCGTGAAAAAGTATTAAACCCCCTCGGATTCAAAATTGCCCGCGCGTGTAAACTCTAAGCGCACGGGGTTCAATCATTTTTAAAGTATTTAAAAAAATACCCCCCGGGGATTTGTCGTTAATCTCTGCTAATGATTGATGGCAAGCAGTCTTTCGGGCGTCTTTCAGTCGAGATACTTGCTTATAAACCTCTTTGTCTCACGTTCAGAGCTAGCCTTCGCGGACTCCTTGCCTCTACTATGCATGCGTTCATGCGTTTTTTGGTGGCACTTTTCGCACAGGCTTCTCAGATTCGTATAATCGAAGGCCAGCCGCTCCATCTCTGCAATGCTGTGCGCGCTCTCAATCGGCACGATATGATGTATTTCTGTGGCCAGCGTGGCCCTGTCATCCAGCAGGCAGTCCTCACACAGCGGGTTACGAGCTATCTTAATGGCCCGCAACTCCCGCCAGCGCTTGGACGTTATCAGCCTTCGGTAATGCTTGCTCCGGCTGCTCATAGGTCTGTACTTTTCTTGACTGGCCTTGCCTTACGATATCGTACTGGCAGTTTCGGTGTTCCCATATCATCGAACATCTGTACTATTTCATCAGGCACCGGTTCATCTATTGGATCATGTTCTTTGTCAACCGCTCGTAAAAATGAGTAACACAGATAATTTTGCAGTTGGTATATAGATTTGAATCCATATTTTTCACATATATCTTTCAATCTCTTGTAATCTGCAAGTGTGACTCTTGCTACAATTTGTACCTTTTGTATTCGTTTCTTTCTATTCATTTTCAATCAGTTTTATTCTCCATGCTCTGATATTGTTATATAACTTACCACCAAATTCCGTTACATGGCAGTTATAATCTATCTCTACTCTCTGGCCAACCGACAACCATTGGTTATTTACATCTTCTCCCATTACATCGAATGCAATCGACTGGGCATATTTCCCTCCTTCTGTTTCGATTACTGCCGTTCTCTTCAATATTAATCTTTTATCTCTTGTGGTGATTGACTCTACTTCTTTCACCATAGTTATTTTCCCTTTAATATTCATTTTCTGCGTTATTGATATTATACTCCCAAAAACTAAGTTTCCCTTTCACATTCATAATCGGCTTATCAAACAGTACCGCATCTTTCAGCACCCAGTTCCAGCAACCTTTCTCAGCCCAGATTGAAGGATGGTTCTGTACGCAGTCGGTTATCACCACGCTGCCGATGATGGCACCTTCTGGAAGTTCCTTTGATTCAAGTATAGAGCATACCTTTGAATTAATAAAAAGCCTTTTAGGTATGAAATAATCTTTTGTCCTAACCTTACTCGCATGTATCAGAACCCGTTGGCCAATATACTTCTGAGGACACTTCCATGTCCGGTTCTCGATGTCTTTGATACCATGAGCGATAAGACTCGCCCACGGCTGTTTAATGGATATTACTTTCATTTCTTACTTGTTGGATGATCACTTATCTTAGTTCCATGATATACAATTCTGTTAGCAGCTTCATCCAGCGGCAATGAAGCAAGGTATTTCAAGCATGCATCCCAGCCAGCTATAAATCCTTCGCTGAATTCATCTGCATAGCAATCTTCATCACAATCATGTGCTATGTTTTCTCCCTCGCAGAACCGGCAATAAGCACGTTCTTCACAAGCATACTTTCCGTTACACTGATAATGATCGTGAACGGCTTCCCTAAGCATTTCTTCCTTTCTTGTCATATTCATTTCTCCTTTCCACCTATCCCAGCAACCACCACATGACTGCCAGAAACAGGTAATACAATTTCGTTTTCATTGATTATTTCTCCTTTTTTCTACAAGTTGCTCAAGTCTCTTTTCACACTCGGCACATTCGAGTTTCTTGCGTTCCAGTTTCTCCCGGAACTTAACCAGTTCTTCGTCCGTATTCTCATCAAAGAACATGTTGTTCTGACGGTTGTGCTCGATGTACTCATTCATCCTACGTTCTGCTTTTGTTATCTGGGCTTTGGCCGAAATCAGTTTAGATAGGCAGGAACTCACCTCAAGCGACTCTCCTGAACGCTCGTCGTAGTAGTAAAAAGAAGTGTACACATCATTCCTTGGATGCTGGCATTGCAATCTGGCCACCCTCCACCTGATTACCCACATCCTCCTTTCGTACACTTCACGCGGAAGGTCGTAGGTGTATAGGGTGACAGATTGATGACCGTAACCGTAGCAGATGCTGATTTGCACCCAATTCTCGATTTTCAGCTCCTTTTCAGCTTTGGCCAAATCCTTTGCGAACTGATAATAATCACTCAAACTTTCCTGCTTTCCCATGTTATTCAAAATTTAATTCAAGTTGTTGTCCATCTGGTTCTCGATATCCGCGGTTGGCCTTCATAAAGGCTTTTCGTAAGGCTTCAGCAATCTTATCACGCATAGCCTTAGATACATGATTCTTGTCGGCCTCACTGTTCATTTGGAGTATCTTGTTAAGACTGCCGTTTATTGGCTTTTCGTCAAAGAACAGGCTATACTCGGTAAATATCCGGGTACAATCCTTTGCGGCTTTCTCTTCTTCCTCATCCTGGTACCTCTCTATTACTGTTTCCTGTGCTGCCCTCAAAATCCTTTGTCCACGATCACACCTGCAGCCATGCCATTCATTCTCATATATGACGGATATAGCACGTTTCTTCCGGATAGTGCCTATCTTCGCCCATCCATAATAAACTTTCAACTTTCCCATCGTCAAATCGTTGTTACACAATCAAAATCACTTCCATACATGATATGCGCTCCACGTCTCCGGAGTTCGGCCACCAGCTGATCATTGGTATATCTGGCCAGCCGCCCATGCAGTCTGTCCTGCTTTCTTCTTTCAGCCGTGTGCCTGCTCTCACATAACCGGCATCTATTGGTGTAATGGATGCCGGATTTTGTTTCATAGGCCCGGAACTTACTTTCCGGAAGGTTCCGGCCACACTCGACACAGACTTTCATGATGCAGCCCTCCTTATCAGTCCCATGTTACGGTTTACCAATTTGATAATATGATCATGGTAATCGCTGGTCTTGTTACAGACCGCCCTGCTCTGTACGATCTTGAAGGTCTTTAAAGAGACCTCTACCGTTTCAAGACGTTTTCCATTCTTTTGCGCTGTGAGAATAAGGCAATCCTTACGCTTGTAATATTCATTTTGATATACGCAATGGTGCATAGCCTTTCCTTCCTGATAGAACTGGGTAACACTTTCCAATGGACGGATCACAATATCCTCATCCTTGATTTCTATTCCCAGGAATGGCTGGATTCTTTGGATGAAAGAGAGGATATCCTGTTTCATTCTGGACATGCGTTCAATCCGTCTCTTCCGTTCCTCCTCGGCCCGAATCTTCGCTTCTATCTTTCTCTTTTTCTCAACCAGTTTGTCATGCTCTTTCTTCAGGTTCTTTGGGCATACATAGTGAGCATTATGTGTGTCAAGGTGGAAATAATCAAGCAAATGAAGGTAATCGTCATACATCGATCCGTCCTTAATGATATACCCGTTGCGGTTACAGATATTCACTGCCCACGGATGGGAAAGCCCACCTCGATGCATATAGAAATCCAACATACTATATTGTTTTGTCTTCAGCAACATTTCCGCATACTTGCTTTCCCCAAGAATCGCACGTATCAGTCTGGCCGGAGTAACGCCATGGAACGAAGTACGAAGACCGTTCCTGTGGAGTATAGGCAGCAGCTTTACTTTCGGATATACACAACCATCTATGTCATACGAATGTGAATAGTATATATTTCCGTCCTGTTTGATGCTCATGTCTGCAGTGTGAATCCAACCTCTGTATCCCATATTCATAGCCTTGGCCATAACCGTTTCCTTTCTGTCTGCAGTTATCCACTGTTGGCATACCTCATCGATGAAATAATGTGTGTCACGTTCTTTCCTTGCATACTTGGCTGTGTAGAAGTGACGGAGCACCTGAAAATCTCCCGATGTTGTAACGACTGTCAGATAGCTTATTGAATTGTCCTTTGTCTTACGGCTAACCTTCACTTCCAACTTTTCTCCGCAGTAAGGACACCGTATGTACCCTTCCTTCTGACCAGTTACATCAATCCACATCTTTCCACATTCACTGCACCACATTTCATCCTTACAGCGGAAAGCATTATGTGGAAAACAATGCTTCTTTCCCCATCTTATCTGGGTTTCTGTTATTGCTGGCAGCTTACTGCTGAGTTCAACCACCAGCTTTTCACGTTTTGTTCTTGGTTTCATAATTCCCCAAATAATGAAAGTTGCAGACTATTATCCTCCCCTCTCCTGCGTTTCTGGACCGGCTTAGGCTGCGGTTTCGGTTGCTCTACCGAAGCAGGCTCCGGTGTTGCCACTTCTACACGGCTCTCTACTCCATCGACCTTGATTTCATCTTCATCGTAATAGTGGACAGCCCAACCGTAGACTGTCGCATCATCGATACCAACCGAGTTGGAACCTTTGGCCAATTTCCGTGCCTGGGAGTAAATGTAATTACAACATTCCTTGATACTTTTGTTCGCTTTCTTGTAAGTTTCGGCAAAGAGCGAATCAGTCTTTGCGCGGTTTTCCAGATACGTCTGGATTGTTGTTTCAAAAGTTGAACTTGACATAACAATATTATTTTAATTCCATCTTAGAGGTCGTTTATTAATTTTTTCCAGAAATGCAGTTATTTTCTTTTCTGCGTTTTCACCATCCTTAATGAAAATCATAGTATGTGTCTTATCACCGGGGATAGCTACATATCTGCCTGTTTTCTCCAGTTCTTTTTGCTGGGATATTTTCAATTCTGTTCCGTGAGGATTCTTATCCAGCTCCATTTTACGTGGTATCATTGGGTCCTGCGATTCTTTCATATCTACACCTCCTAGTCTTTGTTCATTATTCTATCAATTCTTTTCCTCTCAAGCCATTTAGCACCCTTCTGAAACCCTTCTTTAAAAGACTTATCACAAGCCCGACAGATAAGTGTTTCAGGATTATAGGTCAAAGGGCATTTTTGGCACATCTGGCTAAGTCCGTTCGCCTTGCCTGCCGCAGCCTTGCAACCTCCCATGAGGGATTTCGGTTTCGGCCTTTCCTTCAAATCGGCCCAAATGCGTATCATATTGTCGAAATTTTCAAGGTCGCTAAACATATCATTACCAGTGTTAGTTTTCTTGATTATCTCTGCAAATTCCTTGAAGTAGACATTGGCTGCCTTGTAATACTCCCTCTGCATATACACTATCTTGTCAGTCATCAGCCCGGCTTTCTTAAAATTGTCCTCTGCTTCAGATAACAGGTCGTTAGCCTCGCAGGAAAGAAGTTGAATCATGCTTATTATGCGTTCCAGCCTCGGAAGTATTCCTGCTTCTTTTGCCTTCTGTATGAGTTCCTCTGTTTCGGCTTCTTCTATATCCTTAACTAGTTGCTCAATCTCGACGTGGATAGCCTTAGCCTCCGGGCTGTTGCCCTTCTTCCTCACTTCCTTGTAGGACTTCTTCAGTATATCCAGCTTTCTCAATAGCATTTCTTTTTGCATATTCCACAGATTTATCAGATTGTTCTATTTTTCTTATGATTAGATACTTTGGTTCACCTTTGCGAAGATTGTTAAGGGTTTCTTCGTTTACTTCTGCCTCGGTTAACCCATTGACTGTTGTATATTGGGGTATTTTGTATTTATCACGCAGTTTCCGGATTAACTCCCAATCCCGCGTTACCCAGTAGATTGTGATTTTCATTTTCGTAGGCTTTCACCGCTGAACAATACGGTTCTGGTTATAGCTTTCAAACGGTCGATGGTTCTCTCACCGTACTTTTCTCTCAACTCATCAATCGACAGGTTAGTAGTCAGGATAAGAAGTTTCCCTTTCTTCTCAGCCTCGTCTGCCAACTCTGCAAAAGCAAGCCTTCTTTCGCCGTATTTCACACTTAAATTCTCCGTTCCTATATCGTCGACGTAGATGATATGCTTCTGCTTCACAGCGTCCAGATCAGCGTTCATCTGCTGTGCATCGTAGCAGCTTACCACCTTCCGGCAATAATGATTCAGGATCAGAGGAACAATCCTTCCGCAAATAAGGGTCTTTCCTCTTCCGCAATTGCCGAAGCACAACAGCCCACGACCTCCATTGCCGGCCAACCAGTTTGCAACCTCTTCATACTCCGGAAGCCATCTGGCATTCTCCCCCGTGAAGTATTTAATACCAGCCCTTAAAACATTCTTTGCATCCGGAATAGAAATTTCTACCGTATTCGGTACAGGTGAAAACCCCGTATCCTTCAGCCTTTCGATTGTTTGTCTGAAATCTATCTGTTCCATGTTACCATCCTTTGTCTTTGTATTTTTCAGTAGAATTATCTTTCAGGACTACGCCTATATCTGTTTTGGAATAAGCCTTTTTCTTGGCTTGGGAAACTATCTCGTTAAACTTGGAATTGATGTTCGTCACACTGAAATTCTCGAATATCCACCCCTCTTTTATGGACGATAGCAGATACTGAAGAGCATACAGAATTGAATCCTCAGCTACGTCCATCTGCTTTTGCTCCCGCTGGAACTTCAGCTTCTGAAGTAACTGGGACATTGCCCCTGCATCTTTGGCCGTCCAGTAATAATCACTTCCAAACAACTGTCTATAATGGATTTCAAAAAGAGAACGGGCTTTTATGTTAAGTCCCTCCCCCTTGGGGGGTGTGGGGGGAATAATATTATTAATAATTTCTTTATCTTTCTTTTTCTTATTGCCCCTACCTTGCCCCAAATCTTCAATCTTATCAGCCATTTTTTGTGACATTGCCCTTAGCTCTGCCCTTAGTTCGCCCATAGACACCTTTAAGTCATTGATCTCTTTATCATTATCTATGCCCTTACCATTGTCCTTTGGCTTGTCCTTGATAGGATTGTAGTCATCATAATTGCATAAGGTTATGACAGTCATACCCTGTTGGTTGCAAGTTGTAATCATCCCCTTCTTCTTCAATTTGGAAAGAAAATATCTGACTTTCTTTTCAGACCATTTCCAACGCTTCATCAAAAACGATATGGATGCTGGATATTGACCTCTTGAATAAGAGATTTCCCGACCTCCGATGAGTTCGCTATACGCCTCGTCGGTTGCATCAAATCGTGCTGACTGAATCAAGTCAAGCCACGCTTCGCATTCCGAAAACTCACGGGCAACTTTCCACATTTCATTCGAGAAAAACCTGCGGCTTAGCCTCAAAAATCCTTCTTCCATAATTTTAGAATCTTACGTTAGTCAACTGCTTGTTATTAGAGTACACAGCCCATTTACCATTTCCACTATCAACAAGGCGAAGATCCTTCACTTCTCCAAATCGTTTTTTGTTTCCACAAAGGTCAACGATCCATCCGGCCTCTTTACTCGGGTGCGGACGGATAGCACGGCCGACTATTTGATACCACAGTGCCAAAGACATCGTAGGACGTGCCATGACAATCGTATCTAGTTCTGGGTAATCAAATCCGGTAGTAAGTACGCCGACATTGGCCACGACCGGAATTTCTCCGGCCTTGAATGCCTCAAGAATACTCTCGCGCTCTTTCTTTGGGGTTTCTCCTGAAACGATGGCCGCTCCGGGAATAGACCAGGTAAGGCGTTCAGCTTCTTTCAAAAACCTCGTGAAGACCAATATACCTTTTCGTTTTATCCCGCTTTTAGGGTTCATTAGTCTTTGTACAATGCTGACCAGAAACCCGTAAAAATCGATACGCTCATACTCCTTTACGACAGACTTGTCTGTGTAGTCGGCTCCGGTCGTGTTTACCTTCAGATTAAGTTCATTCCATCCTAAAGGGTTCATTTCATAATAATTCAGTTTTGACAGATAACCCATATCCAAAAGGGTGGAGATTTGAACCTGATAAATGACCTCAGAGAATACACAAGGCCGGGTCCGAGTGATAAACTTCAACATACTGCCAAAATCCCTGCTTGATGCAAGGCGGTAAGGTGTAGCCGTCAATCCAAGCACCTTGCACTTCAGCATAGAAAGAAATGATTTATACATTCCTTCTTTCGGGTTAACCAGATGGCATTCATCTATAATTATATTCTTGAAATGCTGAAAAAGCTCAGGATGATTGACAACACTACCAATCGTAGCGAATGTTATTCTTGAAATCTCTTTCCGCCCAAATGATGCGGAATAAATGGAACAGTCCAGAATTCCATAAGAACAGAGCTTCAGGAAATTCTGTTCCAATATCTCTTTTGACGGCTGAAACACCAGCGTATGCCCTTCAAGGCGGCTAGCGATATCAGCTATCACAAGACTCTTCCCTGCCCCAGTCGGCAGCACCATGATGGCATTATTCTTCTTGGCTTTGTTGGCAAAGAAATTTACCGCTGCATCACTGGCTTTCTGCTGGTAATCTCGTAGTACGTAACTCATAAGCCTTTCTCCTTACTTAATTTATCTCCCAAAGCTTTGTAATACTTCGTGAGTTCGATTAATTCAAAGTCTGTCCATTTCTTTGTCTGTGCGGCTTTCCATACCAGCTTGTCGAAGCGTTGTTGGCCGATTTTGGCTTTCAGATTCTTTTCATAACCTATTAAGTGGTCACTTTTAAATCTGTTACACGAGCTACATTCTGCATGGGCATTATCTTCGTCAAACCTAGTAGCCATGTGACGACGGCTCCAGTAATGGCCACAATCTGCCTTGCTGAAAGGTTTGATTTCCCCACATGAGATACAACGGAAATATCCGTTCGGCATACAATCACGAAGCCGGATGTAGCGGCTGAAAACTTTGTCGAGTTTGGCCACTAAATCCGGCTTCTTCTTAATCTTGATACCTGCCTTGTCAAATAACGGCAAAGGCTTTTCTTTCTTCTTTTTTGGTTTCTTGATATAATACGGCATTATTTGAATCCCCATTCTTTTATGTAATCAATATTCTTTGGAAATCCTTCTACTTGTTGAGGACTTAAAAATATCTTTTCACTTTTTAATGGAGTGCCTCCCCATACAGTAGCAGGACATTCTTCATATTCTTCTTTAGAAACTTTACTTACATTAAAATTGGGTTGGAAACCATATCCCATTACGCTTTCCCCTAAGTAAGTACCAAACTTCTTCAAAGCCCATTGAAATGCGATTTCCTTACTGAACAATCCATTTTTAGAAAGGACTGCTGCATATATTCTATGCATATAGTATCCAGTTTCAGTTAAATCAGGTCTGCAACGGATACAGAAATAGGAAATGTTACACAAAACCTCTTTCACAAACGCTTCATGCTTCTTGCATTCTTCTTCTGTAAGAAACTCTTTTCCATCATTAGCGATGTAAACGACTTGAGTTACTTTTTTTGTTTCCATATTCTTTATTTTTGAGATTATTTGTGGACGCAGTGGGAATCGAACCCACCCAACCATCACGGTTTTACTTGCCACATATATTAGCTAATTCAATGAAGCAAGTTCATGGAGATATTGCGCAATTACTCCACTCTAAAGCACGTCCTGTGCTTGCGCCCGTATGCCCGTCTTTCCGGGCTGTCAATTATACTTCGATGATTACAATGTCAGGTGCAACACCTTTGATTGCTTCAACCTGTTCATCAATCACCTTGTTCTTGTATTCTTCAATGGCCTCATTCGCACCGGCAGAAACCAAAGAAAGGGAAACTTCCCGTCCATCCACATCGGCGTAGATTTCAACTTCGATTTCTTCACAGGCAAAACCTTTGAAAAGAGGGATATTCAGTTTGAACGATTTTGGCAGATTGGAATCAACCACTTGAGAATAGTTATCCGTCTTGTTTCCGTTTTCCTCTTTGCTACGTTCTATATCCTGATTCACCTTCGCCTTGAAGTTCTTCAAAGTGGAAACCAGCATCATGTTCTCAGACTTATCCTTGAAGAAGGCACGATGCATCTTGAAGAACTGGGACAATTTGATAGGTTCCCACTTCTTTTCGGTGTTGATACCGAACTCCTGCATTTCCTTTGAAGCCTGCAAAATTCCTCCAATTACCGTCTGGTAATAATTGGTTTCATCTATAGTTAATGCTAACCCCATCTTATCACGGTTTACGATGATGTGGGTCGATTTCTGATTAATCAATTCGACACGCTTCTCCAGCCATTTAAAAGGTGCATCTATCGTTCCATTAATAACTACTCTTTCAGGCTCTTTCGGGTCAAGTGCTTCTGCTGCTTTACCTTCTCTTAATACTACTTCAATAGGTTTACCGTTATATTCTTTCGGCACAACCAAGTTGATTTTGTTCTCACTCATAATTAATTGTCTGTTCCCGTTTTACGGTTAATACTAAATACTGTCTTCTGCATTTCTTGTGGCATGATCGGGCGGCTGTAAACCAGTTCACCTAACTTGTTGTAGAATCCGGCCATTTTTTCCTCGTGATAAAGAATTTTGGCGCATTCTTCATTTTCCACGAACTCTGAACCTCTTTTGATATGGTCCAAAAGTTCCTGCTTTTCTTCATTCAAAGGCTTCAGGCGTTCTTTATAACTTTCCATAGCCTCTTTCTTCTCCAATTCAACATCGTTGATGGTAATTGAAACCTCGGCCAAGGTTTCTTTCTTCTGGGCCAGTTCTTCAGGGGTAAATCTGTGGGTGTAACCGATTTTTTCTACTGCATCGGCATTGTCCTGAAGGAACTGCCATCGTTCCTGCTCAGGAATGTCTTGTCCTAAAAATTTGTCCATAGTCAAATAAACTCTTTATTACGTTCGATTTCTTGTTGTGCGTAGATAAGCATCTGTTGTTCGTTTGCAGCCGGCAAATAGATACCGGCAACGGACGCAGACCAGTTTCGGAAACGGTCAATACTCAATGTCATTTCACCTGTCGTCAGCTCTGCCGAACTTCTCAGATAGGTTACTTCTTTTCCTTTTTTGTTGACCGTCTTTCTCTCAAACAAATCACGGTTGCAAGTCCTTTTGTAGAAATCAATTTTGGCTTCATCAAGGCTGCAACCGTATTCACTACCGAAATACCCTAAAAGCAGATGTAAATAACTGTTTTGTGCGAGCGTGCGGTTAGGCAGTTTCTTCTTCACCTCCACAACTGCACGTTCCTGGAATAACTTGTTTACATAAGCCTTAAACTTGGGTATATCATATTCATTCTTCAGATTAAATAAGCTCATAGGCTAAAAAGGTAAATCGTCTTTTGGATTTCCGTTAGCATCTACATCAGGTGGAAACGCCTGTGCCATGGTCGGCGTTTGTATCGGTGCCGGTTGCTGTGCTGGCATGGATGCTGGCTGGCGCATTGGCTGACGGGCTTCCAGTTTATAGCAGCGGATGGACACCATCCGTTTCACCTGTCCGTCCTGATTCGTCCATTCCCTGCCCTGCAAGGCAAAAGAAACCGTTATCACATCGCCTACCCTATAATTATCTAGTTCAGCACATTTGTCACCGCTTACTTCAAGAGGTAGAATGTTCTCGTACTGGCTGCGTTCACCTGTATAGGGATCGTGGGTTGTGGCATCAAGAATAAACTCACGCTTCACAAACGGGTTGCCACCGCTTTTGGATGGGATTTCTTGGGGCTGTCCAATATAAACCAGCCGTCCGGTTACTTGGTTACTCATCTTCTGCAAAAATTTTCTTATCGGTTATCAAATCTCTGTTGTCATTCAAGAACCGTATAAAGTCCTCACAATGGTTAGTGAGGATGGGAATATCTCGTTCGGGAACGAAAGTATAGCTTTCGGTATAGGTCGCACGAAAGTCCGTGATGTTATACTCGAGCATCCTGACATCGCTGCCGCCCTGCATCAGACAGTATGGATAAACCATGTGCTGCCAGTGGTCTTTGTACTTACCTACATAATAACTTCCGGTAGTCTTGATGTCATGTACTGACATCGGCATCAGTTCATCTATATAACCATATAGAAGAACTCCTCCGAAACATGTAGGCAAAACTGCTTCAACCCGTTGCTGGGTTAAGGCTCCTTTGTAATAGTCTGCAAACTCACGGCAGATTGAGATAGGGAAATCGAACTGACGGCATTTATAGGTGGCTCTCAGTCCGACCAATGTTTGTCTGCCATCCTGCATGTCTGACAGTAGTCTTTCCACCTGTACCTTTTCTGATCTCCTGTTTTCAATCATACAGTCTATCACCTCATTGAAAGCCGTTCCCTTGTCGGCTGCTTCACTATCAAACGGAATACGGTTTATAGTGTCAATCAGACTCTGAAACTGCTGCTGTCTGAACTCTTCGGGGGTATGTGGGGGATTCTCACTGAATCCCCAATACCTTTCCCAAATGGCATCACTTTTCAGATAGCTTGTAAAGGCATCCAAAAGTGTAGCATAGAACTTGAATTTAGGCTGCTTTGTCTGCATAGGTCTTTGTCTCTTTGTCGAATACCAGCCCGAGAGCTTTTACTTTTGCTGAAAACAGATTTCTGGCCATATTCAAGGAACTGCCTACATGCTCAAACTCATTAATTCTTGACGCAAACTCATTTGCAGAACTGGCATCAGTAATAAGTTCGATGTTCTCTTTGATTTCAGCTATGACCTTATCGTACTTTGCAGCTTCTTCTTTCTTTACCTGCAACATGCTCAGGTAGGGCATGATAACCTTTGCAGTGATAAAATCGTTCTTGGCAGTGGGATTTCCATTCTTGTCAAGAATTGTAGGCACCTGCATCAGTCCCGGCAAATTGCAGGTGTTTTTCCCGTCATTTCTTGATGTGGGGTCAAATGTGATTGTACGCTTCTGTACACCGTTCTCATTGCGCATTTCCAGATAACCCAGCAAATCAAGTTCCGTAACAATAGAGTTATACGATTTTTCTCTTAAAGCAGGTATGAACACGGTATCGTCACCTTCTTTCCGGGTATCACGATGGGCTACAAACACCACATTCTTGTTCAGTGATGAAAGGGTTCGTGTCATCCACGAAAACTCAGCGTTAATACCGCCCCAATCCTTAATTTGTGGCTGGCGTGTACCGCATTTATAAGAAATGATAAAGTCCATCATCTTGCCGATAGTGTCCACTACGATTGTTTGGTAAGCCGAAAGATCTTCCTGCAATACCTGTTGAACATCCTGCCATGAACTTACCTGCACGATATCGATACCGTCCAAGTGGGCCATATTCACACGCTTTACACCATTGTCAAAGTCGAGCAGCAACGGCTTTGGTGCGCTCAAGGCTACTGTTGTTTTACCCATACCTGCCTGACCGTAAATCATCATCTTAACGGTGGAAGGAATTACTAACTCATTGGATTTCTTAATCAAACTCATAATACTATCTTTTTAGTTAATTAATATTTCAACTGTGCATGTTTAATCACATCGTAAGCATTACAGAACCATTTCCCATTCTGCTTATTCGTTCGCTTTTCGGCACGGATTAATCCTTTGCCGATTAAGTCTATTAACCTTGACAAACCGCCAACAATATCAGCAGCTTGATCGCGTCCAAATGTCTTATCATTCAGAACAATTTTTAGAACTTCTTCATTTACCATAAAACATCATTACTTTAAACAGATTATTGCAGAGAAGCCCGGATACTCTGTGGCCGATACCCGGTATTTCACGTCCATTTTGTTTTTAAGTGTCCCGATCAAGCGGAGGTCACGGTTACGGCGTGAGGCTTCCAACTTGATTCCGATATGCCGTTTCTTGTCATAGGGAACCTTGTAAATGTCCCCTTTCTTCATTGCGTCAAACAGACGTACTGTCTGGTAGCTTTCATTAACCTCTATTTCTTTTACCATATAAATAACTTTTAATTGATTGCTGACAGAACGGGACTTGAACCCGTAACCTTCCTGACATGCAGGATATTCTACCCTTGAACTATCTGTCTATTATATCACTTCTTTTCTTTCAGCAAATTTTGAATCTGTTCGCTGATTTCTTGATCAAAGGCCTCACGTCTGTCCAGTTCTCTTGAACGGGCTGCCAGTATTGCATTGATGTCAGCGAAATCATCACAGATATTATCTATTGTTTCTTTCAGTTCGTTCATTGTCTAATCTTTTTCCGATTAATAAACTTGTGATTGTAACTCCTATGAACCCTATCCAATACATAGCGGACAGATCTTGATTAAAGTGCATTATCACGACGGATATAGCACAGAGAACTATCAGTTTTCGCATGGCTCTTCCGGTTTTTCGATTTTATAACCTTGTTTCTCGAGATATTCTGCAATATCTTCATCACATATCAGATTAAGACATTCCTCAAGTCCATAATCCGACATCAGGTAATACATACCGTAGTAGGCCACCACATCATCCTTCGGTATCAGCTTCAGTACATCCGAAGAGTCAAATGCCTTGTAATTGTGTACTTCCATAATCGTGTAGTTTAAAATTCGTTCCCGTGGGCGTTCCGATGGTTGCCTTACTGCTTACCAAACCTTTGATAAGCCACGGGTATATATAGTTCTTGCTGGTGTCTAATCAGTGAAGATTGTCTTTGTAGCCGGCCTACGGCCACCTGCAATCGTATAAGTGTCTTTTTGTTATCTGTGTGATTCGTATGCTGCGTTATCTTATTGTCAGTCCATTACTCACACTCTTTTCACACAGCCGCTACCGCTACTCAGTCGTCTCCCTTTTGCGTCAGGTGTAGCGGTACACCTAAAATTTCCAGTACGTCAAAGAACCAATCAAGTAGAACCCTGCCCGATTCTCGCTATCGGTTGCCGGTCACTGGCCGTCAGCAGGGTTTGAAAAGATTAAGCATATCGGGCAAGCCCTTGGACACTGCACAGGGCGTCATAGTCCATGCCATCATCGTCATTGGCCGGCTGGTCAAACTTTTCTAGGGCAGATTCATAATTGTCTATTTCGTCAGTTATGACCTGAATGGCTTCGCGCTTTGAGTCAGTATTGAATACCCGGCAAACGGTCTGTTCGTCCGAATTGTGGGCTATCTCTAAGTCCTTATAGAGGCTGTCGAGTTCTCGTTCTATTTCGTAGCGTGTCATAGTCATGCGATATTTAAAAGGTTAGCTTTCTTATAGCATCTGTATTCTTGTCTCTCTGTGTCGAAGTACACCTGAACGGTATCATTCTTCTTTCTGCTATCACCACTTGTAGCAGGTATCAGATTCTCTTTCAAAGTACCATAGGCTTCACGAACAGAACCATCTACCTTTTTAAAATAGAACTTTACGATTCTTTGCTTCATTGCAGCTTTCAGCTTCATGTTTACCCAAGCGCATTTTAACGCTTCACTCATAGAGAAACCGTTTCTCTTTACCAACTGCCAAGCAAGACTCATAATCTCGTGTAATACATTTCTTTTCATAATCGTGTGTATTATTGATGTTATTTGTTATCTTTGTTTCGTATCTTAGTTTCGATATGCAAATGTACTAATATTATTGATATATCACTGATATTACAGTGAAAATATCAGTGATATTAACTTTATTTTAGTTTTACCGAAATAATATTACTGATATGTACGATTTAAAAGGATTCAGACAAGCATTTGGACTTACCCAAAAGAATATTGCTGATATTCTTGAATGTGGTCAAGCTAATGTTTCAGGTATGGAAAAGTCTATGAGGGATTTAGAACCTGAACAATATAGAAAGTTGTGTGCTCGATTTGATGCTGCCTCTGTTGACAAGTTTAAGGTCTCAGATTTTATCATTGATAATAAGAAAACAGAAACTGAACCTGTAATAAGTTACACTAATGGTGTACCTTACTATAATGTGGATTTTATAGGAGGGTTTGATATTGTCCTAAATGACCAGACTGCAAAGCCGGAATACTTGATAGACTTCAAGAAATATAATGAGGCAACCTGTTGGTGTAATGTAACTGGCCACTCAATGGAACCGGAAATCACTCATGGAGATATTATTGCATTAAAGAAGATAGAAGATATATCTTTTCTTCCACTGGGAGAAGTATATGCAATAGTAACTACAAACGGAATGAGAACTATCAAAAGATTAGGACCGTCAAATGATCCGAAATGCTATACATTGGTTCCTACTAATAAATCTCCGGAATATGGTATCCAAGAACTTCCTAAGAATATGATAGAACATATCTTCCAGGTTCTTGGGTGTATGAAAAGATTATAACAAAGATCCTTTATTTATGATAGTAACAACAACAAATAACATTGAAGGGTATACCGTTAAGAGGTATCTAGGAATTGTAAACGCCAATGTCGTTTTAGGAACAAATCTATTCTCAGACATTGCCGCGTCCTTAACAGATGTGTTTGGCGGACGTTCTGGAAGCTATAAGAGTAAATTGACTACAATTTACGATGAAGTAATGAAGGAGCTGACAGGAAAAGCTGAAAATTATCATGCAGATGCAATCGTCGGTTTACATATAGATTTTGACGAAATTTCTGGCGGTGGTAAATCAATGTTTATGGTGTCTGCATTCGGGACAGCCATTACACTGGAGAAAAATACTCAAGACAGATACTTTTTGTATGACCTGCTTGAAAAAATTTACGACTATAAAGAAAAAGGAATATTGACGGAAGAAGAATTCGATTACGAAAAGAATCGAATTATAAAACAATACAGGAATCCTATCTCTGAGGAATATCAAGGCATTCGCCAAGAACAGCAGGAAAGGGAAAAAGAAGAAATTTTGCGCGAGGAAAGAATAAACGAAGCAAAAGAATTGCTGAAAGAACGTACAGGGTGTTCAATTGCTGATATAGAAAAAATTAATGAATATCAAATTCAAGCGGTATCATATGATGATATTGATTTTGACTTCAATGATTCCATGCAATATATAATCTCAAAATTTATAAGATTAAATCGTATCCCGGAAGCATGTAAGTTCTATATGGAAGAAACAGGGCTTGAAGATTTACAATCTGCAATAGATTTTTGTCTCAATGTATATAAACAAATGTCATCCGTTGACGAGAAGAAAGTTGCGGATCTTATTCCTAAACTCAAGGTTTTAAAGAAACGTGGATTTATAGAACAAGCAGTATCAGAATATCAAAAGATGACAATATCGGATAAGCAAACATCTGAAGCATTTATACTTTCTTTAGAGATTTAATTGGTATCCGGTGACAGGATAGGAAAAGCCTTTAAATAGAAAATGTTCAAAAGCTTATCCTTGCACTGTTTAGAAAGCAATATATAATTTTAATAATCAACGTGATACACTAAGTAATGGACTGTTCTTTGGGAGCAGGGGGTCGTGGGTTCGAATCCCGCTACCCCGACAAAGATTAAAGGTCTATTTCCGTTGGGAATTAGGCCTTTTGCTTTTAAGTGATGCCCCATATCTGTTTATGGATCAACGTATTCTCAACTATTACTTCAACAGTCTTCATATCAAACACCCAATACTATATTAGCATCAATATTTAATTTTTGGCTTATTTCACGAGCAACCTTCAAAGTAGGTTCACATTTACCGGATATATAATCGCTCAATCGGGAAGGGCTAACACCAATTAATTCAGCCAGCGCTTTTTGGTTAAGCCCCATTTCATACATACGGAGTTTGAGAACATCAACAAGGGTTGGTTCTCCCAGTGCAAAATGTTCTTCTGAATAGTCAGCAACAAGGTTAGAAAGTAATTCCAACTCTATGCTATTTGGGTCATCGAGAGGGGTTTCATCTGTAACTAGCGGAAGTAATTTCTCAACCCTTTTTACAGCCCAGTCGTATTGAGCTTTTGTTTCTATCTTTGTCATAGTTCTTTGGTAATCGGTAACCGCCGATTCGGTTTAATTATAAAACTGAACAATCAGCTATTCTGTCATATTCAGTATGAGTGCCAATGAAACGAATATAAACAAACTTTATAGTGAATTTTATCACTACAATCAGCTTGTAATTATTTCCTTTAATATTGAATACATAATGTTGGTTACCCACATTATCAACACT